AATCAGCTACCAAGTGTACAGAAAGACCCTTATCAGTCAAGACAAGTATACGCAAGAATCCAAGTTTTTAAACGAGCCTTAGAGTTACTAAATGATCTACCAGAAAGAACAAGCAGCAGCAATTAAATTACTTAGCATTGGGGAGACAATGCAAGTAGACAAACGAGAAGGCAACCGGATTAGGTCCTTACTATCGTATTACAAAAGTTACAACGGCAAGATTTACTCTTGCAAAGAATTAACCAAAAATTGTTTAACCATTACTCGCAAAAAATGAAAAAGCTTAAAAATCCAATTATCGAAGAGATTAACATTGTAGAAGTTGATTTCCAAAACACTTATTACACCGAATACACCGATGGTTTTATTGTTTACCACCATAGATTCAAACAAGCGGACCTACGCTTTTGGGTGTTAGAAAACTACGATATTTCAAGAGGTCAAGTAAAGATTGAGTTAGATCCTACTTCAATGGAACAAGCAGAGAATCCTATTTACTTTACTCAAGATGTAGAAGAGTTTATTAACGAGAACTACGAAGAATTAATTTTAGCAATCTTAAAACAACCTGTACTGGCTTGTCAATCTACTTTTGCTAATACATTGTATGATATTTGTAGACCGAGATAATGAATGAGTTTGAAAACTTTTTTGGCCTCACTTTAGAAGAGATGCTGGAAGAAATGGAAGAATGGTACACTATAACTGAAGAATAATGAGCATTATAACCGTACACAAATTCATTAATAATCCACCGAAGGAAAGTAAGCTGGATAAGTTAAAAAGGCTTTATAGACAAACTTTAGAAGATGGTAATTACTGCAAATCAGTCCAGGCAATGTATCTTATTAATAAAGTTAAAGAAGCTGAAATACAAAGGGTTACAAACGATTACGAGCTTCATTTATCGAAGCAAATAATTAAAAATAATTACCTTAATTTAATAAAATAAATTGTATCTTTAAAAACCAAAACTTAAAACTATGTCACTTTTAAAAATTCAATCGGAGCTAAAAGCACCTAAAAATCAATTCAATTCCTTTGGGAAATACAAGTATCGTTCTACGGAAGATATATTGGAAGCCGTAAAGCCTTTATTACTTAAGTACGGATGTACGATGGTTATATCGGATGCTATTAAAGAAATAGGCGGATTAATCTTCTGCGAAAGTTCTGTTGTACTAACGGACAAAGATGGTCAAACTTTTATATCTTATGCTTCTGCTGGTATAGACCCAAATCGTAAAGGTATGGATATTAGCCAGTCGTTTGGTAGTTCAAGTTCATATGCACGAAAGTATGTGCTTTCAGCTATTTTTTTACTGGATGATACCAAAGATGCTGATGCAACCAATATGCACGATGCAGTCAAAATGGTAGAAGAGAAGTTAGCAAAACCTGCTTTAAAATTAGGTACTGAATTATTTGACAAATGTAGAGCAGGATTCTTAAAGGATTCAAAGAACCTAAAAGCTATTCAAGAAAGATATACAATAGATTCGGAAACTTTTGAAGCACTAACTGCAAAATGAAATTATTTAAAGCAAGACCAAGTTCATTAGGGAAAATAATGAGCAAGTCAAAGAAGCCAGGCGAACTATCACAAACCTGTATTACCTATCTTAAAAATTGGTATTCTGGAGATAAAGAAGAATTAGATTCCAAGTATTTAACTAAAGGTATTTTATTAGAAGATGAAGCTATTGAGTTTGCATCCAAAGTATTATACGGTGGTATTAAAGCCTATAAAAACGAAGATATTTATTCTAACGAATGGTTAGTAGGTACACCGGATGTGATCCTTGAGAACTCTATCATAGACACTAAATGTGCCTGGAATAGAAAGACTTTACTTGATTCAGCTTTAGAGTTAAATACGGATTACGAATTTCAGCTTCGTGGTTATATGATGCTATGTAATAAAGAGTTTGCTACATTGTTTTATTATTTAGGAGACACACCTGCTGCTGCTAATTACGGAACAAAAGTTAGCTACTCACATTTAGAAGAATTTGAACGCTGGGTATCCTACGAGTTTAAACGAGACTTATCTATTGAGCAAGATATTATCGAAAAAGTTGAACTTTGTAGGACCTGGCTTCAAAAATACGATGCCGAGATACAGGCAAGAATTGGAACAAGAATTATAACCCTTTAAAAAAAATAAAATGGCAACAATTATCAACGCATCTATTGATGTAACAAAGATTGACAGAACAAAGTTAATTAAAGACAAGTATTTAAATTTATCTATCATTGTTGATGACAAAAACGATAAGTTTGGTAACAATGTTTCAATCACATTAAGCCAATCTTCAGAAGAAAGAGCAGCTAAAGCACCAAAGACCTATATGGGCAATGGTAAAGTAGTTTGGGGAGTAGGTAAGTTAGATGTGGCTACAAATGTGGGTACAAATGTAATTACATCTGAAGATTCATTACCCTTTTAATTAAAGATATTACTGCTGCTACATGCGTTCTTTTTGCGGTAAAGATAAGAGGTGTCTGCGAACTATTTAGGGGAAAGTTTAACAATTTTAGCAGAAGATTAACACCCAAGTACTAATGAGTAGCGTTAGTATTTTAAATAAAAACCAAAATTAAACATATAATAGTTATGAAAACAAGATTTGATTTTAGCCCAGAAGTATTTCAAACAGATAGAGATTTACTTAGTTGTTATGATTATTACGAACAAAATTTAAAAGAATACGGATTTATCTTAGATAAAGAACAAGAAGCCGTATACAAAGAGTTTGATAAAGAAATTACACTTAATGAAGGGGATAGAGTTGTTTTAGATGGTATGGGAATAAGAATTATAACTTGGAGATGTTATGATATTGATAATGATTTAATGATTTATGTTTTAATAGAAGAATAAGTGGATTTTTTAGAGGAATATAGAACTGGGAATGTAACGATAGAGGATTTAAGCCAAAAGTATAACATATCCCAAAAGAGAATAAGAGAAGTTTTAAGAGCCAAAGGAATAAGAACAAAGCACTTAAAAACGAAGAAAGTAACTTTAGAAACGAATGCTATTTTTAATGACTTTTTAAAGGAGTATTTAGTTGAAGGTAAGCCGATCAAGCATTATGCAGAGAAGTTTAATGTACCGTTATCTTCGTTAAATAAAAAGCTGGATAAATACTTTAAATTAAGAAAGAAATAGCTATATTTGCATTGTATTAAGTATCTAATAGGAAGTTGTGAGCTTGTTAGATATTATTCAAAATGGTTATTTATTAACCTGGAACCTGTCGAAACTCACAACCGATGGGTTTCTTTTTTTTATACTTATGAAGTATTATCTACACGATAGCAATTCTTTTAGTGATGAAAAAGTAACAGAACTTTATATGGCTTTTGGCTATGAAGGTTTAGGATTATTTTATACCGCTTTAGAAAAATTTGCTCAACAAGAAAAACCGATCAAAACTACTGTACTAAAAAAGCAATTAAACATCGGTAAAAAGTTGGAGAAATGCTGGTCTTTTATGGAAACTATTGGACTAATTTCATCAAACAATGGCGAAAGTTTCAACAAACAATTGCTAAAGTTTAGTGAAAACTACAAGATAAAAAAAGAAAAAACCGCAGAAAGATTGAAACAATGGCGTGAAAATCAGCAAGTTACGGAAAATGAAACGCATTCTGAACATGTTCGTAACGCATCTAAAGTAAAGATAAGTAAAGTAAATAGAAGTAAAGTAAAGGAAGATAAATTTATTCCTCCTATTTTAAATGATGTTTTAGTTTACTTTGATGAAAATGGATATTCAAAAGAAGCAGCAACCAAAGCCTTTAATTACTATTCTAATCTTGGATGGAAAAATAGCAAAGGCAACCAGGTAATAAATTGGAAAAATACGATGCAAAATTGGTTTACTCCAGAAAATGAAAAGAAAAAATACCATCTTTACCCAAAACTAATGAATTAATGGACTTTATACGCAAATATTCGGATATATCCGATTCTTTAAATACTCTTTACGAGAAAGGTTTAGCAAAAGGAGAGACAGTAGGATTCTCACAAATGGATCAGCTAATATCATTTAAAAAAGGTGCAACTTCTTATATTTACGGAACACCTGGTAGTGGTAAGTCGGAATTTTGGTGGGAATGTCTAATAGCCTTAACAAAAAAAAATAAATGGAAGCATTTAATCTTTAGTCCGGAAACAGGAACACCAACTGAAATCTTTGCAGAGATATTACACAAATGGTCCGGTAAATCTTTTTATGACTTGGATGGTAATAGAGTAGGTAAGATGACACAAGCTGAAATGTTTAGATACGGTCAAGAAGTAAGCGAGTATTTTTATGTAATGGATACAGGCGAAAGAGATATTACTTTAACTGACTTTTATGCTTCGGTTGAGAACTTTGATGTACAATTTGATACGGTTACTACTGATCCATTTAACGAGGTTAAGCACGAACTAAACGGAGAAGCAAGGGATATGTATATGGCAAGAGTTTTAGGTAAAATTAGGATGTACTCAAGAAAGTATAATTACCATCATGCCATTATTATGCACAATGCAAGGGAGACTGGAAGCAAAAGAGAGCAAGATGGAATAAGCTATTACCCTCCTGCTGATCCGAGATATATTGATGGTGGCGAGACTGCATTTCGTAAAGGCGAACAAATGATTTGTGTTTGGAGATATCCAAAAGGCTTTAAAGATGAATTTGGTAATATGTATGAAGCTAACCAGGTAAAGATAATAGTCCAAAAGACAAAACCTAAAGGCATAGGTAATTTAGGCGAATTTGATTTATTTTTTGATAAATACAAGAATTGTTATTACGAAGAAATAAACGGAATTAAATCTTATGCCGGAAATTATGTTACATTTGAATTACCAAAACAATTACCTTTTTAATTATGAATCAGCACAAAATGTACAGATGTATTCGATTGATGCAGCTACTACAAGAAAAATCAAGAAACATTTACACCATAGCTAAATATCTTAATGTATCAAATAGGACCGTTTACCGGTATCTTAAACTTTACGAAGAACTTGGCTATATTGTAAAAAGAGATATGTTCAACAAAGTATTACTTATAAAATTATAAAACTATGACAATACAAGAATTTGCTAAACATTCGGAAGCCAGGCTTTTTAGTTTAGAATTATTTGAAGAATTACCAATTCACAAGCTATCTTCGCAATATTATGTGGAAGCTTTACGAGAGATTATTAACCTAATTAATCCAGTGCAGGACAAAAAGTTTATTTTAAGCGATGAAAAAGTTACCAGAGTTAAGTAGTGCTTTAAAAGCAATTTTAGAAGATGATTTAGATAAAAGGATCCCAAAGACTACATTTAGGCAATCAGTATTATACAAGATAGCTGATTTACTTTGTACGCTTCAAATAAAGCTATTGGAGGCAAACAAAACTAAATCCGATACAAAGAGTTACAAAGATAACTTAGATGCTTCAGATACTCTTAATACTGCATTTGCTATTTTAACGGATATGCAAGGAGAGAATTTGTTTTTACGGAATGAGTTAGTAACTTTGAGACACGATGCTGAAATAGTTATTACTGAATTAAGCAATAGGATTAAAA